ATCTTCATCTACATCATAATACGTACTGTTCATATGTCCTCCAAATTAGTGGTGGCCACAATTTTGCAGCCACCCTTGTTACCGAAAGGAAGATAACAACTAACGCCATGATTCTATATCATCCATTACTTTGTCTAATACAAAATCATTAAATCTTTTTTTGTTCTTTGTCATCTTCTTTATTTTGTGTTTAGCACCCAGAATACTATTACGCTTACTCCTAGCACTAAGACGAATTTTACTATCATTTCCATCTTTTTTCATTACTCCTCACTTAATTTTACATACAAATATCTTCTTTTTCTATGTATATCTAACATTTGAAATTTTTTCTTTCTATGTATCATAGATATTAAATCATTAGAAGTTATTCGCATGCCATTATTATAAACATGATAGGGCTTGTGAAACTTGACTATCATTGTTTCGTTAGGATAATAATAACTGCCACGAAATGGCTTAATAGATTTTATTCCTTTTATTGGAACTTTTGCTATTAAATTGTTATCTTTTATCCATTGTTCAGTAACCCTATCAAATGTCATGTATTGTTCTACTGCGTCTGTATAACGCATGGTATTTAGTATTCCTTGAAAATCATTAAATGAAATCAAGGCTTCATGTAAATATTTCATTCCTTATCCTCTCTTAAATATTTTCCAGTTTCTGGACATATGTCTGGGTCCCAATTAGGGTGAAATTCACAGCACATATTATATTTTGGAACATATTCTTCGTAATAATCATTTTCTTTTTGTAAATATTTTGCTCTTGCTTTTAATTGTGTTATTTCTATTGCTTGTATCCAGCATACTGCTAGAATCATAAATATTATAAAACAAAGAAATATTATTAAGTCCATCATAGTTTTTTTCTCCATGTTAGTTGTTATTTTTATATAGAAAGAAACCCTGTCCCCAACCGATTATGTTAAAGGTATTAGGCTGCCTTCGGTCCATCATTGAGTTTTACAATATGATTTTTCTTCATATTAACTTTCTATATTTATGTTTTGACTGCCCTAGGCTCTATGTTTGGTACCAACACGTGTCCTAGAGCAGCCAAATGAGTATGTATCCGACATCGCTGCCTTTTTCATCCATTGGATACATCTATTACGTTATTTCATTGTTCTCACCTCCTACTTTTTTTAGGTGATATTAACAATGAAAAATTTTTGCGATGCCTTATGAGGTAATTATAAGACACCGCATTCGTCTAGTTTCGTACTGCTATATCTAAAACGGATCTATTGTTGTTGCTATGTACATTCACTGATTTGATTGACGAGTTATAAATCGCCTGTTTTTCAAAATCAGTATCAAATAGCAATACGAAACCAGTCTGCCCTTTGTTAATGTTTGTGATATCCTGGCGGGCTTGAGCACTTCCGTCTCTGTTACCTTGATTCACATTATTCGGTTTATCCACATCAGTTTCCTTTCTTTAACTTAATAAAACCTTTGCGATAGCCTGATATAAACTTACATCTGCTATCATTTGTTTTGTATCTTGTGGTGATGAAGTTTTTTGTTACTTCATAGCCATTTACTTTATAAATCTTATATATTGTATCTATTTGTTCGTTACGATAATATGGGATATAATTATACATTTTTTACCTCGTTTCTTGTTTTCGGGTTTAAATATACACTTTTTTTAGTGTATGGTATTGTTTAAAAAGAGTGTCGTGCTACCGCCGTAGAGACGATAGCACAACAATAGGAAGGTAAAGGTTACTCAGGATTAATAATGTAACCAAAGGTTTTGCCTGATTTAGACTTAGCCAATGGTTGCATTGTCCAACCTTTACCTGCTAATTCAGAGACAAGTGCTTTCATTGCACTTTCCTCAATGGTGGAACTAACTGATAAATAGCAAGTCATATCAGAATGGTCAACCGCACTTGCTACTGATGAATTGAAATCATCGTGACGCTTGCGAGATTTGATGGTCTCGTTAGTTAATGGATTAGTCGTAGAAACCTCTACATTAAAGAAGTAGTCTGCGTCTGATGATTTACTAACGACTGTGTCGTTAGATTTATTGAATGAATTAAAGTCAAATTGCTTAGACATTATGCATTCCTTTCCTATCAAGAGATAGTGTTGTTATTAGTAAATCTATGAAAGAATTTCCATAGGGAAAAGGGGCGAACGTGCCTACCCCGATTAATTTGTTTCATTAGTAAAGACAACGGAGATTTAAGCGGTGAAATAAAAGTAAAGCCACCGCTTTACTTTCCCCTTGCGGGCCTGTATTTCAACGAAAAAATCTCAACGGAAAAAAATAAATGAAACAAATTAATGGGGTAGGTAGTGAGTGTATATATCTCCCACACACATTCTAGTTGCATTTTTCAAATATTGGACTTATTTTATAGCTATGACTAAAAAATTACCTAAGGATATACTTAAGGCTATTGCTAATGCGGAGTTTTTTGAGCGTTGGAATGGGAAAGAATGGGAAAAAGTGCCCGTAGATCCCGATAATCCTAAAGTTCAAGAGATTAAGATGATTATGATGGCTGAAGTAGAGATTAATGTAATTAGAGAAGCAATAGAATTAGGCGTTCTCATAAAGGCAGATAGAGATTTGGACTAAATAGTGTATGGTATTAACGTTAATATTAACGTTAAGAGATACATTAATTATTTAAGATAATTAATTACGTAAAGGATTAACGTTAATGGCTATAAATAAAAAGAAAAAACCTACAGCAAAAGAGTTGATTAGTACTATGGCAGCTATTGCAGTACAATTAGAGCAGTTGAAGCAACACGTTTTCAACGGCGATAGGGCCCTAGACGAATATATGAAGATGAAAGGGGATAAAGACGCTTTCGTAAAATATTTGGAAGAAAATTATAAAGATAATGATCAAGATAACAAAGAAACTAAAGATAAATAACTATGAACCCGTTAATTTTGAAGTATATACCGACATCGAAGCAGATGAATTGGGAGTATGCTATAAATATTGGCAAGAATGCGGTCCTGGGGAGTTTGGTATTAGTGACGATAACTATGTTTCTAAGTGTATTGCTCGTAACGAGTATGCTACTAATACTGAAATGGTCTATCCATTCGGTCGTCAGTGGCTTGGTAAACACAGGAGGCTAGAGTTTGAACCACATTATGCTTCAAGCAACTATTCTAGCGTGTCTACAAAGCCATATAGTGCGATGGAAGCTAAAAAAGGTAGGGCTAAACTAGCCATAGATGCCTATTTAACGTACAAAATGGCTGGTTTACAGCCAGATCTCGATAAAATAGGTAAATTATACAGGCCTGACCAAAAAAACCCCGCTATAGCCATAAAAAAATTATTGAAAAGTAAAGAGGCAAAGAAAATGATTGAAGAAAAACTAAAAGAAATACTTACAGATAAAGGTATTGATGAAGGTTTTGTACTTGATACAATGAAAGATGCTATCGAAGTAGCAAAAGTAAAAGAAAGCAGTGCAGATATGATACGTGCTGCAAAAGAATTATCTATATTTTTAGATATGGCACCTAAGACAAAACAGGTGACGGAGTCCTTGGAGGTTGATATGACACATCAAATTGAGGCGAACTATGAAGAACAAAGAAAAAAACTCAAAGCGACTAAAATCAGCGAGGTTGACGAAGTACGTGAAGATCAGAACCAGCAATGATGATGACTTAACGTTGTTTATGACAACAATGTTTGAAGTAGCTAGAGATATGAAGATTATTGTAGAACCAGTAAAAATACGTGGATAAAAATAAGTTATTACTAGAAATGCAACAGGATATGTTGTTATTTGGGCGTATGGTAATGCCCAATATGTTTAGTAGTGAATCTCCAAGATTCCACTACGACATTATAGAAGAATTACATAAAGATGAAAAACAAATTAATATTATTGCTCCAAGAGGTCATGCTAAGTCTAGTATTGTGGCAGGTGTATATCCCTTATACCATCTTATGTTTGATAAGGGTCCTAAGGTTATTGTATTAGTATCTAGAACGCAGGGACACGCTACCAAGTTATTAGGAACAATAAAAGACGTATTAGACTATTCTCAAGAGTTTAGACACTTCTTTGGGTATTGGGGTATGCAATCTGCACGTAAATGGTCAAACGCTGAGATAGAACTAAAAGATGGTAGCGTTATTATATGTAAGGGTACTGGCCAGCAGATACGTGGTATCAAACATGGAAATCAACGTCCTACCTTATTAATCTTAGATGACCCCGAAGATGAAAATAATACCAAAACAGCAGAAGCTATGGAGACAAATCTCCGTTGGTTGCTACAATCTGGTGTTCCTTCTTTAGATCCTATTAGAGGTAGAGTATGTGTTATTGGTACTCCCCAGCATGAACGTTGTCTCGTTGAAACATTAAAAGATATGAAAGGTTGGGTTAATATGCATTTTGCTCCTGACCTCGAAAATGGTAAAGCATTATGGGATGAAGTATGGCCCGCAGAGAAACTTGTTCAGAAAAAAGAAGAATTAGAAAGTATTAATCGTGTATCTGTATTTTATAGAGAGTACTTGTGTCAAATTACAGGTGATGAAGAAAATTTATTTAGAGCTGAACATATTCAATATTACGAAGGCTATACAGAGACGGATGAACAAGGGTTGTCGAATCTCATACTGACGACCGTAAATGGGGAGGAAGTAAATGAGATTAGACCTGTAAACATCTTTACAGGAGTCGACCCTGCCTCTAGTACAAAGAGAGGAGCTGACTTTAGTGTAATATTTAATATAGCAGTTGACTATGATGGTAATAGATTTGTTTTGCCCTACTATCGAAAAAGGGCTACCCCACTAGATCTGGCAGATTCTATCATTACAAACTTCAAAGTAAATAGAAGTGCGAAAACAAGGATAGAGTCTGTTGGATATCAGGAAATGTTAAGGCAGTACATAAAAGAAAAGTCTGCAGATGAAGGGTTGTTTATTCCTGGTCTTGAAATAAAAGAAAATCCAAGAACCTCCAAGTCATATAGATTAGAGAGTTTGCAGCCCTTATTTGCTCAAGGAAATGTATTTATACAGAAAAATCAACAAGCACTATTAGATGAATTGTTATTATATCCACGTGGTAAACATGATGACTTGTTAGACGGATTCTTTTATGCTAATAAAAATTGCTACAAACCTACCCACGATGGGGCTGATATGGAGCTAGAATATGACGAATATTATGATTATCAGCCAAAAAACTGGAAAATAGCGTAAAAAAGACTTGACATTAACGAAAAAAGTCTTTTAATTTCAGGGGAGTAATTGTATGCAAATAGATTTAGTTAAATATATGTCTGCTTTTCGCAATTTTGCAAAAGAGTTAGATGATGTATTAAACACAAAAATACCAGAAGGGTACATAGAGGTAAATGCCAAAAAGAAAAAAAAGCCAAAAAGCAAGAAGTCAAAATTATAATGATTTGATAAATATTTTTGGTTATGTGCCTGGAAGAATTAAAAGAAATGACGGCTCTACTCATGAAGAAGTAGAACTATCGCAAGAATTACTCAGAGAATACTCATCGTCCCGTGAAATGTGGGCAGTTAAATACCAAGAAGCAATCGAGTTCCGTGCAGGAGCTCAATGGTCAAATGAAGAAAAAGACGTTTTAGAAGCACGTGGTCAAGCTCCTATTGTAGTAAATCGTATACATCCTATCGTTGAAACAGCAAAATCTTTGCTAACATACAATTCACCTCAATTTCGTAGTACTGCAAGAGAAGATTCTGACAGAGATACAGCTAAAGTTTTTTCTGATTTATTTGCTTGGATATGGGAACAGTCTACTGGTAACGAAGAGTTAAAGAAAGTAATTGATGATTACTATGTTGGAGGTATGGGAGTATTTAATATATACCAAGATCCTCAAGCAGATATGGGTAAAGGAGAAGTTTATATTAAATCTATTAACCCATTAGATGTATATATTGATCCAAATGCTAAAGATATATATGCAAGAGACGCTGCACATATTTTAGTTGCTAAACATTTAACTGACGAGCAAGCAATGCAATTATATCCTGATTTTATGGATATTATTCAAGATGCTTCATCTCATCAAGCTGACAATGAAGACTATCCAACAACTGATTTAGCAGCAACTGAAGGTCAAATATTTAAAGGTGACGATGATAATGTATATCATACAAAGCGTAAGTTTATAGAAAGATATACAAAAGAAATGCATAGCTACTGGAATGTATTTGAACCTTTTAATTATGAAGAATTTTTAATGACAGATGAAGAATATGATGCTTATACTGATAAATATTATATTGTTGTTAGAAAAATTACAGGAGAAGAGGTTATTGTATCTGATCCTAAGTTGGTAGAAGAAATGTTCAAGACCATTGAATCTTATGGTACAATGTTCCATTTTGAATTACCAGAACCTGAAATAGATGAACAAGGAAATATTATACCAGCTGACCCTATCAAAGTTCCTGGAATGGAAGATGAAGACGCTATACCAGGTAGTACTACTGTTTTAATACCTACAACAGTGGGTGAATTGGTTGGTATGGGTAAAATTACAGCAAATGAAATAGAAAAATGCTGTGTAGCTATGACAGTATCCGTTGGAGATAACTTGTTATATGAAAGAGTTTTACCTGTTGAAGAGTATCCTATCGTACCTTTAATGAATATACATCATAGAAATCCGTTCCCTGAATCAGATGTAAGATTATTTAGACCATTACAAGAATATATTAATAAAATTAGATCATTAATTATTGCTCATGCTTCTACAAGCACTAACGTAAAGCTGTTAATACCAAGAGGTTCAGCTGATATACGCATGATTGAAGAAGAGTGGGGAAGAGCTGGAACCAGCGTTATTGAATTTGACGCAGAGCTAGGTGCACCTATTGTAGCAGGGCCCGTACCTCTTCCCAATGAATTATACAAAAACGAAGCAGATGCTAAGTATGACCTAGAATACGGCTTTGGTATTTTTGAATTAATGCAAGGTAGTACAGCAAATGCTCCGTCTACGTATAGAGGAACATTAGTAGTAGATGAATTTGGACAAAGACGTATTAAATCTAGAAGAGATGATGTAGAAAACTTTTTAAATCAAGCTGCTAAGGTAGCAATACCTTTAATGCAACAGTTGTACACTGAAGAAAAAGTAGTGCGTTTAGTTCAACCAAACGGAACAGAAAAAGAACAAAGATTTAATTTTTATAAAGAGATGGATAATGAACAAGTGCACAAGTGGCATGACATTGGAACAGGAAACTACGATGTTAGAGTAGTATCAGGTTCTACATTACCAACTAACAGAATGGCATTGCTAGCAACATATCAAGAAATGTATCAAGCTGGATTAATTGACCAGGTAGAAGTTTTAAAGAAATCAGAGTTAGTAGACGTAGAAGGAGTATTAGAACGTGCTGGTCAAATGAAACAAATGCAACAACAAATGGAAGCAATGGCACAAGAATTGAAGCAGGTCAAAGGAGACTTGCAAACCGCTACACGTGAAGAGCTACATGCTAAGAAACGTTTAGAGGTAGAAAAATTTAGCTCAGGACTTGACAAAGTTAAGAACAGAGCTGAAGCGGCAACTACGATGTATCAAACACGTCTTGCCGATGTTGAACAAAATCTAATAAACTCCGCAAGAGAAGTTGAAAGTGAGCAAATCGCTGCAAATCCTCTTACTGGAGAGTTAGAGTCAGGAGAACAAGAGAATGAGTGATACTCAAAACATACAGGCAACAGAAGTAGAACAACCACAGGTTGAGGCACCACAAGAGACTGCAGTGGCACCTAAACCAGAAGAAGACATCTTTAATGATATTTTCGGAGATAATTCAAGCGAATTTGCATTTCAAACTGGAGAACCTACCGAAACATCTGTTGATGAACCTTCAGAAGTTCCACAATCTGTTGACCCAAAGGAAGATAATAGTCAGTTTCAGTACTGGCAAAGTCAAGCAGATAAACGTGCAGCTGAAGTAGAATTGTTAAAAGGTCAAGTTAATGAACTTATGACAAATCAAAAAGCATCTGCACAACCAGTGAAAGAGGAAACAGTCCAATTAGAGAAGCCTGTTAAACCTCAGAAACCTGCTGACTTCGATCATTCCGAGGCAATAGCTGACCCAGATAGCGCAAGTGCTAAATATTTAGTTAAACAAACTGAATATATGGAAAGCATGACAGATTATACCACATCATTAGAAGAACAACGTATACAATCTATGCGTACACTAGAAGAACAGACTAAGAAACAAGCTCAAGAAGCTCAATTAGTATCTGATCTACAACGCAATTATGGATATTCGTTAGACGATGCTAATGATTTTATGGTAAAAATGACAGCACCAGAGTCAATGTCTTTAGACAATTTGGTGAAATTGCATAGAATAAACACGCAACCACAAGAACAAAGTAGTCAAACGATTACACAAGTTAGTGATGCTGCCTTACAAAAACAGGCTAATATGATGCAACAAAAGTCAAAACTGTCAATACCGAAACCTATCGGGGTAAAAGCTGGAGTCAATATGCAGTCATCTAAAAAATCAGAAGATAAAATGATGGATTCTATGATAGAAAACTTTAACAAGAAGAATCCATTTTAACTAGGAGAAGTGAATTAAGATGGCTAACATATATAGTATTAATCCAGGAGAAGCTGTTCAGGGTACTTCCATCAATGTTGATAGACGAATTTTCAACTTTGGTGAAAGAGTAGCTGAATTAGCTCCTCAACAATCACCTTTCTTCACCTATTTAGCCAATGTCGCAAAGAAACCTACAGATGACCCTGTGTTTAAGTTCTTAGAGCAAAGACATCAGTGGCAGAGACGTAATTTTCAGTTGCAAGCAGCAAAAGAAGTAGGAGCTTATAGCTCTGACGCTTATGCTATTGTTTCTGGAGATAATTTCTACGTAGATTGCGGCTATGATAAATTTGGTAGAGAGGTATCAACAAACGTTGCACCTGAGTTCCTATTAGTAGGACAAATTGTTGCAATAGAATGTGAATACGATGCTGACGGTTCAGACGGAAGTGACGTAGGAGCAATCGCATATTACAAGATCGATGAAGTAGAAGCTACAGATTCTAGCAAAGCTAAAATTAAAGCAGCTACATTCCTTAAGTTAATGCTTAAGGCTACTAGATCAGCTGACGGAGCAGACGCTGCAACTAAAGGTATTCAAACACCTGCAAATGCATCTAAGCTACGTTTTGACGACAACATGAAAGGTCAAGTTGTAGGTTCAGCATTTGCTGAAGGTGGAACTGACCCAGAAGGTTGGAGTGACGAGTTTTACAACAGAGAAGGATACTGTCAGATCTTTAAGACCTCAGTACCTCTATTCTCTGGTACAGCTCTAGCTACTAGATATCGTGGAATTTCTAACGAATACATGAGAGTATACCAAGAAAAACTTATGGAACATAAGATGGATCTTGAGCATGCTATGCTATTCGGTGTAGGAACAGACGATTCTACAGCAACTGGTCCAGTTAGAAGAACATGGGGTATCGTACCTTATACTGAAGCTTATGGTAAAGTTAAAACTTTCCAATATTCTTCAGCAAATTACGATCACTTCATTGACTCTATGGAAGACGTTTTCTCACCAGAGTCTGGAAACAGCGGTGAAAAACTAGTATTAGCTTCAAGAAAAGTTCTATCATGGTTGAATAAACTTGGTGGGTCTTCATTCTTAGGTAATACAATGGCTTTAAACAGTCAGGTTGGAAGTGGTCTTGACATTCAAAATGTTCAAGGTAACTTCGGACATGCTGTAACAAGAGTATCAACTATCTATGGTAACCTTAACTTTGTTATGGAACCACTATTTAGAGGTATTCACGAAAATACAGCAATTATGATTGATTTGAATAACGTAGCATACCGTCCATTAATGGGTAACGGTGTATCACGTGACACTCAAATCATTACTAATGTACAAAACAGAAATGTTGACGGAAGAAAAGACATGGTTCTTACAGAAGCAGGTCTAGAAATTTCTTTACCAGAAACACATACTGTATTGCAATTTAGTTAAGATAAACGGGGGGATTGAAATATATCCCCCCACTATTGAAGGAGAAGATTATGGCGATTCCATTTGCAGCAGCAGCTTTAACGGCAGCAAGAGTAGCAGGAAGAAAACTTGTAAAAAAAGCACCAGCAATTTATAGATTAGCACGTAGAAAATACAACAAAGGCGTTGGTAAAGACGGATTGTTGTTTAAGGGCGGTGCAATAGATACAGGAATTAAACGTGGTGCAGCAGCAACTTACAAAAAATTAACCAAGATACAAAAAAAGGGCACTACTATTACTAGGAAAAAGGGTGAGAAAAAATATTTCACTAAAACTGGTAAGCCAACTACGCATCAGCGTACCATTGATAGGGTAAAAAATAAAAAGTTTGTAAAGGGCAAAACAGCTGGTTACAAACATGATATTATTAAGACTAAGACACAAACGGGAGCCTCTAAGGCAGCAGAATATGGAAAATCTGCCGCTAGAGTAACATTTGATCATTCTAATAAAGTTAAATTAGTAGGAATGAGTAGTTTATATGGATCAGTATCTGGAAGAATAAGTGGTCGTAGTCAAAAAAGTAAGAATAAAAAAAGAAGAAAGGGCATGTAAGATGGCTATTCATTTCAAAATATTGAAAACAGTAGGCAAGATAGCTAAGAAAGCGTTAAGCAAAAAACAAAACATATCTTTTAAGGTTAAACCTCCTAAGAAAGGTTTAGATATGAATTATTTTGACAAGAAAAAATATTTGTTTGAAACTAGCAAACATAGGAACAAAATGCAGCAAGGGGTATTTCATAATAAAAAAGATGAAATGGCGTACAGGTCAGATGTTAACAACGTTTTAGCTCGTGTTGGTAAACCTAGAGCTGGAGAATCAGGTTCTAAGTTAGGAGATTTTGCTGTTGTAGATGATATTGGAATGTCAAGAAAGGCAGCAGCAGCTGGAGCTATGGTTGGTGGAATGCCCGATAGAACAAATGTAAAAAACAAATCAGGTAAAATGATGGTTGAATTGAAAAAGGTAGGTAAGTAATGGCAAATCCATTTGCATTAAAGGCGTTAAGAATTGGAGCAAAAACAATTAAAAACGTTATTAAAAAGAATAGAAAGTTGCGTAAAGGTTCGGGAGGAGATAAGATACCTAACGATTTAACAACTAGACCAAAAGCAGGAAAAAGAGGAACTTTGAAAGAAACTTCTGCTGAGAGAGAAGCAAGAATAATTAAAAGAAAAGATGAATTAGGTGTAATTAGAGGTAAAGGTCCTAAAGTTAGTCAAAGTGACTTGTCTAGCACAGGAAGCACTTATGCTAAACCTCGACCTGGAGGTCAGCAACTACCTCCTGGTAGTAGAAGACCACAAAAAGTAAAAGCACCAAAAGGGGCGACTAAACAAGATCTTATTCCAGATAGCAATCCTAATGAATATGGATATGGTACAGATTCGATATACCAACCATATCGAAATCTTAAAAAAAGGAAAAAGTAAATGAGTTTTAAAACAGAGATAGAAGCAATAGTTGGTGATATAGATAGCCCTGATTACACAGCACAAGCTGATTTGTATTTAGAAGAAGGCGTTAAATATATAACAAAATATCTTTCATTTAATGATGATATAGCTAATAGAATGACAAGTTCTACAACATTGAACAGTTCGCCTACAACTATGAGCACTGCATCGGTGATAAAAATTGTAAGTGTTACTAGAAATGATGGTTCACGCAATAGAAAAGCTATGGAAATAAGCCAAGAGGATGCAGGTGATTATACGGATGTAAATAGTATTTATTACACTAGTAAGTTAGATCCAAAATACTATATAGAAAATGGAACTTTAAATGTTATACCAACTCCTGCAAATGGACAAAGTGCTTTAGTAAAACATATAACTCCAGATACATCTGTTAGCTTAGGAGATTCATCTATTAGTAATTTACCAGATGAATTAGAAAGAGGTGTTGTGTTGTATGCTGCAAAAGAATTATTAAGATTAATGATTGCTAATGTAACATTGCCAACAGTTCCTACCGTAGTAACGTTAAATGATACTACATTGGCAAGTTTAGGTACTGCGCCAAGTTATAATAAACCTACTATAACAACCGATTATGGAACATTGTCAGGTTCAGATACTACATCTGGAACAGAAGCAGATTTTGGAGTAGATGATTTTATAGCAGATGAAGATCCAGAAATGGCACAAGTAGCATTAGGAAAACAGGCGCAATTATTGCAACAGTATTCTGCAGACATTGAAAATGAATTTAATGAATACAATAAAGAATTAGCTATATATACAACAGATTTACAACAAAAAGTAGAAGCAGCAAGAGTTGTTAGTGAGAGTGAAGCTCAAGAAATACAAGATTATTTAGGTAGAGTAGAATCTTACACTACAGAATTAAATGCAAAAATGGCTGACTACGATTGGTATACAAAGCAGTATGAAATGGTAATAGGAGATTTAAGTGCGTTTTTAAGTATATATTTAATGCAAACACAAGTAGAAGGAAAAGATTATGAAACTCCAGCAGATGATAGAGTTAGTTAGAAAACATCATCCAGACCTTGGTAGTAATGAAATTGTACATTTACTAAATCAAGCATCAGATGAGTTTTGTTCTAGAACATTAATATTAGATGAAGCTACACAGTTTGATACTGTAGCTAATCAGAGATATTACGGTTTAAAAGAAAGTATTTTAGAAATTAAAAGTGTAGATATCGTTGATGACGATGGTAATACAGTAAAGATTAACAGGTTGATGGGCAGACCAGAATATAGGGACTTAACATAATGGCTAAAGCAGATACAATGATTAGATCTACGGCTGGATCTAATACAGATAAATTTCCTAAGGGAAAAAGAAAAGTACAACCTAAAAGGAAGAAGTACGGCGGAAGAGCTACAGCAAAAGCTAGATACTTAGATGCTAAGAGAAAAGCCGCAGGTAAAAAAGCTCAAAGGAAGGGCTACTAATAATGGCTAAATCACCAGCATGGCAAAGAAAAGAAGGTAAGAATCCTAGCGGGGGATTAAATGCCAAGGGTAGAGCTTCTTACAATAAAAAAACTGGAGGAAATTTAAAAGCTCCTCAACCAGAAGGTGGGCCTAGAAAGAACTCTTTCTGTGCACGTATGAGAGGTATGAAAAAGAAGTTAACTGGAACTAAAAAACAAAACGATCCTAATTCAAGAATTAACAAATCGTTAAGAAAGTGGAAGTGTTAATATGCCAAATTATAATACAATATACGACAGAACAACTAAACAATGGGTATGGTGGGTAGAAAGAGATTCTATTGGTATTGCATTACATGACCCTATGGAAGAAGAAAAGAATCAGTTTGCATCACCAACAGATGTAAGAAAGATTACTTTATTTTATCATAAAAAAGCAGATCATTTTAATACATTAGATTCTGGTAGTAGTGCTATGACAGAACAAAGTGAATTACCTACACAATTTCATCAGTATTTAGTTGATAAGGCTATACAACTTGGATATGAACAAACTCAAGATGGTATGCAACAATCATTATATTTTGAAAATAAATTTGAACGTGGTATAAAAGAAGCAAAAACATTTAAGAGTAGAGGCAGAATATCTGGTGCTACTACAGTTAAACAACATAGTTTTTAGGAGATATAATGGCTAAAAGAGTTAGTTGGAAATGGGGCGGTAAAACTTATTATGGTACACTTATACGTGAAACTAAAACACATAAGTTTGCTAGAACTCATAACGGTAAAGTTAAAAAGATTGTAAAGAAAAAATAATAGAGGTATAGGGTGAAAATAAAAAATATAGATATATCTAGTCTAACAAAAAGACAACAGACTTCTATGAAAAGACATGCAAAGCATCATACAAAAAATCATATAGACGTTATGGTTAAGGCTATGATGCAAGGTGCTACATTTACAGCATCACATAAACAAGCTATGAAAAAAGTAGGAAAATAATGGCTAATACGTGGAAGAAAGGAAACTTTGGTTTAGCTGCATTAAGTGATATTAATGTATCGTTCGATTCATTAATACAGCATTTTAATGACAATACTGATGGTAACTATGTAGACATAGCAATACCATTAGATGTAACTTTAACAGCTATAACAGATCCAAGTAGTAGTATTTATACAGATATAACAAGAAGTGTACATACTTTTAGTAATGTTTCTATACCTAGTGATGCTAGTTATAGTGATATAGCAAGTGTAAATGAACCAACATATGACGATATAGGAGTGACAACATAATGGGTGGAAGTTTAACAGGACCAAACAAAATTAAAGATGTATATAAAAAAATTGTTTTTTATGATGATAATAAACTAAAAATTGATAACGGTACTACAGATGTAGTAATTACAGAAGCAGATAATTTTAGTTCAGATATAGTAGCAGGAACAGGCATACAAACTTCTGAATCTGGTGGACAAACAACAATAAGTGTAAAAGACGCAGATGTTCTTTTGCAAAACGAAGACATTAATGGGGGACAATACTAATGGCTAATACAATACAAATAAAAAGAAATTCCCATACAGGTACAGGAGCACCAAGTTCACTGGCGTATGGTGAGATAGCATATAATAATAACAATGGTGCAGGTGGTAAACTTTACGTAGGTGGTAAAGCATCAAATGGAACTGCGCAAATAGAAGATATTACTAATAATATTACAGCAGGAATACCTGTTGCAACTGCAGCAGCAAATATTGGTGCAAGTACTTTAGGTAAAGCAAGTTTTGATAATGCTTTTTTTACATCTAGTTCTGGTTTTGTAACTATAGCAGCTAATAAGATTACAGCTACAGAAATAGCAAACTCTACAATAACTGCTACTCAAATAGCTAGCAACGCAGTAACTACAGCAAAAATAAATGCTGATGCAATAACTTCAGCTAAAATAGCAGATGACGCAGTAGACACTGAGCATTTAGCAGACGGTGCTGTAAATAATGCAAGATTAGCAGCAGACGCAGTTACTGGAGCTAAGATAGCTGACGATTCTATTGATAGTGAACATCTAGTAGATGGTTCTATAGACCAAGCACATATCGGTATAGGACAGGTAGTAGCTGGACACTTAAAAAGTACTAATGGTACTGAAGCAGTTACTAGCGATGTAATTAGAGCTGGAGCAGTAGATGAAACAGCTTTAGGAAGTAATTCTGTATCTAATGCAAAAATGAAAGATAATTCTGTAGATACTGCTGAACTTGTAAACGATGCAGTTACAGCAGCTAAAATAGCAGATAATATTACTCTTGCAGGTAATTGTGGAACTTCTGGAAACTTTTCAGTTGGTGGTAATTTAACAGTTACAGGTAGTACAACTACTGTAAATTCTACAACAGTAACAATAGATGATGTTGTGTTGACTTTAGGTGGAGACACTGCACCTAGTTCAGATGACGGATTTGATAGAGGTGTAGAGTTTAGATACTTTAAATCTACGGATGCAAATCCAGGTGGTGAAGCTTTGTTAGGATTTATGGGATGGGATGAAAATGTAAATAAATTTACAATGCTTACTGCAGCAAGTGTTTCAAGTGGTGATTATTCAGGTACTGCAGGAACATTAGTTTTAGGGACATTAGAAGCTACTACCATCGATGGAGCTACCATTAATGGCGGAACCTACTCATAAGGATATAAATGGCTAATACTATATTAATAAGACGTGGGTCTGGTACACCTACTTATAGTGATTTCACTCAGTATGAATTAGCGTATGATTACACTAACGACAAACTGTACATTCGTGATGGCAATGCTATGGTTGAAATTGGTGGGGGTGGCGCATCTACATCTGGATCTAACAATCAAATACTTACTGACGATGGTTCTAGTGGTATAAATTCTGAATCAGAACTAACATATACTGGCGGAGAACTAAAAGTAAATAGAAGTGGTAGTGTAACTAATAAAGTTACTATTACTGGTGGTTCTACTGCTGTGCTAGATTTAAACAGCACAGGTGATAGTTTTATAGAAAAAGATACTGGTAATAGCTTATACATAGCAAATAATGTTTCAGATAAAGATATTTATATCAGAGTAAAAGACGGCACTTCTAATGTAAATGCTTTACATATAGACGCAAGTGAAGCTGGTGCGTTAAATGTTCCAAAAGGAAAAATTTATCATAGTGGAGAAGATTTATATATACAAGCAACAAGCCAAGGTTTATTATTACAAACAGGTGGAGCTAATACAAGATATAATTTAACAAATACTGGAACGCATAACATCTTTGGTAATACTTCATTTAGCTCACCAATGTCAGTACAATATGGAGCAGTTTTTAATGAGGGTGGACATAATAATGATTTTAGGGTAGAGAGTCAAAATAAAACACATTGTTTGTTAGTAGATGCTAATGAAGATATAGTAAAAACAGAAGCATTAAGAGATGAGGCAACTAACATTGGATATACAGGTGGACA